GCTCGTTGGATTTCCCACATTGCTCATCCAGCAGTAAGGATATGCGTCTCCAGACAGCGGTTGGCTTGGATCTAAGGTTTTATGTGGCTCCATTTCAAACGTGTTTGTAGTGGCCTTCACATAAGTGCTGTTGTATGCTGGAGGATAGACCGCCTGATAATTCGTTGGTATTAAAGGTGTTCGCCTTAATATTCGCATACTCAATTCTCCAATACAAACACGAGGGATACTGTCAGGTAGGTTGAATCGCCAGACCCGCCCTGAGTGGTCCTCAACTCAATCGAATCGCCTAGGCTGATCGAATTATAGCTGCCATTAATTCCGTATGCAGTATGCGTCCAACTGGTGGTCACAGGCAACCCAGTGTTGCTATTATCCGTCCCTACTGGGTTTCCGTTAATGGATGCCGTGACCCTGGGAGCGGTGCCGCTGTCGGCTGACAATGCCCGATGGCTAATTCGTACAAGACGGGCAGGTGGACCTTGCCACATTGAAAAGGACTTCTGGAATGTTTGGATCAGGCTGTTGTTTGCGGATGATGCATAAGCCCCTGGGATCAAGTAGTCTATACTGCAAACCATATCAGATGTGCCCACAAAAAGCGCATTGATATTGCCGCTCATCGGCGTTCCAGCAAATAGCAGCTGGTTTGATGTAATCGATGTGATCACGCCGTATCCCCATCCATCACCGGTTGTCCAATATTTGATTGGCATGCCCGCAGCTATATGTTCTGTTCTATCCAAGTTCATTGATATAGTGCTAGGACCAGCTGGTGTGGGATTGTATCCTACTTCTGCAATCCATCAAGATTTCCATTTCGCAAGTCCAGCTCCAGTGCATTCCCAAGCGTAAACAGGGATGCTCACATTGAATGCACCTGGGGTCAGGGCATAACACCTGATCAAAACAACTGTCCCGCCATTCGTACCTGAAATTAAGTATGTGTCCGGGCTTCCTGCGATCAGTTCGCAGTTGTATAGATACACAACAGCAGAAATCGTCTCATCGAACTCTTTCAGGAGAATAGCGGCACCAGGCGTTCCAGCGTGAGTATATGCATGGAACGTACAATTATGTGCCTCGACTACCGCAGAGCCAAACACTTTTAGAGCCTGGAAAGCATCGAAGGTGCAATCTCTAAATTTGACCTGATCATAGCTTCCATCTGGTATATACCCACCGCCATCGATGTAGGTCACATACTGTGAGGTCTTATTTGCAGTGAACCTGCACCCCACGATATCGATGTTATAACTGCAATGTACCTGCAGTCCATAGGAATGGACGACCGCCCCAGTTATGTCCATGGTGCATCCTGTCATAATCAGGCCATTGATGCACCAGATAGTGATCCCAGCGCGTTTGCAGGTTACGCCGGTGATGGAAATATTGTCATATTCACGAGTAGCGTAATCAGTGTTACCCAATACTTCTATTCCTATGCTATCATCATAGATGACAGAATTAGATAAGGAAACATCAGCCGCAGTATCTAAACATATTGCAGATTTATAGCAATTCTTCGCATATATTCCCGAAATTATAACACCTTTCGCTGGCCCGCTACCATTATTTCCAAGATAGGCCCCATACCCAAAGGAGTCTTTCAACTCGACATTCAATATTTTCTCGTTGGTTCGAACGCTTCCAGAAAGGTACAGGCCCGGCCCATCTATAGCTTGGATTGTCTCCTGATTAGCTCGATTTCCATCCAACGTCAAATTCGCCAGAGTGAAGGACGAAAATCCATTATTCATATCGCCGGTAGTTCGATTCAGAATCAGAACAGCCAGGTGGCCGGAATAGTGCTGGTTATTGGCCATTTTCAGGACGGTTACACCAGGACCAGACCCGTACACATGGCAATTCTTTCCTTCCATAGCCGGGCCAAAAGCATAGTAAAAGGGGTTGGTCGTGCTATTATTTGATAGGTAGAATAGCTTGTTAGCTTCCAGGATGTAGGTTCCTGGACCTATGCCTATGCTTCCATTATTCGGGCATCCAGCAGTGGCGGCATCGAATACGTCGGTATCATCAACACCCGCTATACCGCTTTCAAGAATGGTGCCGTCCGCTTTCCTGGCTATGATCTCAGTACCTCTCTGAAAGATCTCAACAGAATGTATAATGTTGAAATCTGCAGGAATAGAAGGCACCACAATGTTCCGGATATGTTCATTTCGGATACTGATAGCATTGGCCGGGACCATGATCTCAGCCAGTAGCAGCCCGTCGTTGGTGCTGAAATCAGCCGGATAGGGCTCTTCCCATTTCTGCCAAGTATCCTCCATCATGGGCTTCTTTGCACTGGCAGTGCCCTTCAGAATGGCTAGATTACCGTCTGGTGCCAAATAGAGCAAATCGATTCTAGGGTTGGAGTCCGAAGCAGCTATTGGTACATTGGTTGTGCTTGTTTTCGCTCCGACGATCCCATTTAAGACATAGCTGAACGGCCCTACATCAACGCTCATATTAGCGCCCGCTGCTCTCTCGGTGATCGCTGGCTGCTTGTCAGGTATCACATAGCTGCCAGCGTGTGCCCCCAACAAGCTAGCCAGATGAGGATAACGAAATACATGATCCCTAAGCACATCAGTTTTCATCGAAGACATTTACATCTCCCTGAGTTTTATAATATTTTTTCTCTTAAGAGCTTCAATAAGACTCATGGCCCGCCCTCTTCGGTCAATCTTCCCGGCCTGCAAATCCTCATGAAGAGCTTCGCAGTTAGCCATGGCCTCTTCCCAGATCACAGGCCCCGCTGGAAGATCGAGGCAGTGAATATCAAAATTGGCTTCCAGCATGAAAGTATGCTGATCCACAGTCTCTCTGAGCCCTGGGAATAGCCATTCAACCAGCCTATCCCTGATGCTCATCTATTCTCCTCCTGGCAGCCAATGGAGCCATTAGAGTGGGTATTTTAATTTTGATATCGTTCGCCAATCGAGGATCTTTCTTCCTCATCCTCTCCTGCCGTTCCGCCTCCAATTGGGCTGCCTTGATCTGCTTTTCAGCTTGGGCTAGGGTCTGGAGAGGCACCGCCGGAAGCTCTTTGCCAGAAGTAGTCCTCATCGCCGGTCGCTCGGGCCGGTAACGGCAAATTAAGAGTCTTCCCTCGGGCGATTCTGGATCTAGATCATAAACCGATATCAGAGGATAATCTCCATGGATCTCATGGTGTCCCTCTGAAGTTGTCACCCAATACCGATTTCTCCCCCGGTATTTGGCAGGTATCTCTCCGCCTGTACTATCATATTTCTCATAAAGCCTGCAAGCCAGGTTATACTCTGCGATCTCCTGGATAATCTCCCTGAGGCGGTAAGGATTGATAGGCACCTCATCTACCTCGGGCACATATTTAGTGTTCAGCCCAAAATCCATGTCATCACCTTAATATAATTTTTATCAACTAAAAATACTTATCAGAAAGCCGATATTATGGCACTGACTGACACATTGCCAGATATCGAGCATTTCACCGGACCTTGGCCCATGTATTCAGATACTTCAAAAGTTAGGGTGTTCCTTGATCCTACCGAGACCAGCTCGGATATGTCTATATTATCCAGTGAATCCCCTATGTACAGCCCGCCCGAGCCTGCGAAAGGTGAACCAGGCACATGCTGGCCGTTGCATTTCACTCTCAGAACCAGCAAGGCAGCCGATCCGGTAGAGAGGCAATTCACCGCGAAATTGATTTTGTCGCCGATCTCATCCAGGATCTGATCCAGATGTTGAGGAGAACCGGCGCGTGCTTGGGCACCTTCCCATGCTGTTTCATGTGACTGCGATCCGGCCTCATTCGTATAATGATAAGGCAGGGTGTGCTTATGGGAACCTACACAAACACTTGGGAATCTTGAAGTAGGGCCAAAATAGGTTGAAGCAGAGTTTGTGCCGTCATTGATTGTCACAACGACATCAGCATAGCCGAATTGGGATACATATGCTACACCATAGGCGAAAAAGTACATGTTATGATAGTGTCCCCAAGCCCCAATGCTGCTTTGAGAATATGGCCCCCATCCGCTATAGCCATAGATATCAGCCAGCCCTTCATAAACCCCGGTAACATCCTGAGCCGGAACGCCGTGAGCAGTCATAGGCTTTGAGCTGGTGGATCTTCCGCCATAGCCACCGTGCGATCCTACGTTGCCATGGCCCGCGCCCGTTACGGTGGCAGATTTCACTGAAGACTTGAACCAATCTATCCTCACATCCAGGAGCACCTGGAAAGGAAAATTAGGATCTATCTCTCCGTTCTCCTCGGAGCTGCGCAAATCAAATTCGACTACTAGAGGCGTGCTACTATCAACATTCTGTGGGCTGATCTGCCAGGTCCAAGCGTTCTTGCTGTGGATACCATAGAAGCTGGAGAGCGTTCGCTGGATCTCATCTCCAGACCTGAGAAGTTCTTTGAGAGTCCTAAGCCTTTGGCCCACCTCCATGAACATAGCGCCATCCGGTTTCATCTGGATGTGCTTGATCCTTCGGACGACTGGCATGTGTCGATCCCGGCGGATCTCAACATAATTACCCACGGACTGAGCCCAATCCTGATCCAGAGTCTGAATATTGTATATCGTTGGATCAGCATAATCCTGGAAGGCTTTTTCTGTGGCCGTTCGCAGCATGTCTCCATATAAGCCCGGTGCTTGATAGACCGCTTCTCTCCACACGCCAGGAGCCGTGGCCTGTCCCATAGCTGTAGCGGCCTGTCTGGTCATGCCGCTACCTGCTCCTTGCCCTATCAGAGCCTGGATTTCTCCCAGGCCATCGATGGTGTCAGTGGATATCTCAGCATTCTTGCCATCGATATACGTTGCCGTCGGCGAATTGTTGCTTCCTTTCCCGATCACGTTTTTTCCATCAATATACAAAAGGTCGTCCTTCCCGTATCTGGGTTGATACTCCAGGCCCCCTGCCAATATCAGAGACTTGATCGTTGGGAAAAGTTCAGTTTCCCCCACCTCAAAACATACCTGGAAGGTTTGGTTGCCGTTCTCCAGGGTACCCAACCTCAGCATAGTGTCCTTGAAGTTCGGGATGAGTACGAGATGATAATCAGGGCTCCTGCTGTCAGTAGTCCAGAGATACAGATCGTTTGAGGATTGATACCATGTTCCTGGAGAAGATGGGATGCCAGAGACTTTGGTGAGCAATGTTGTACCCTGGAAGAGCTGGCCGATAGCCCCGAGATGAGACGAAGTCCCTCTTCCAGCCCACCGATAGACAGCTCCTGAGTGGCGGATGAAAGACCCCTTGGGAACCAGGCTATTTGCCATAGCAAGCAGGCCCACAACGCTTCCCCCGAGATTTTCCGAAAGCATAGCATTCAAGGTGGTCCCTGCAGGATACCTATAGAAAGCCCCTATCCGGTCCTCTAATAGAGCCTCCGCTGAATCCAAGGTCAGGGTATCATATTCTGGCTTGCTCTGATCGAACTTTTTGATATGCCCTAAAAGAATGGTCTTGCCGCGCCGAACTACCTTTGCCGTCCCCCTGGGATGGACAGCAGAGCCTTTTTCTATTTTGGCAACCATCCTTCTTGGGCGATCCATGAATTCATCATAAATCGGCAGGTCCACCAAGGTAGGGTAGACTTTCCCACTGTCTGGATTGGTGATGATGATATCAAGGTCTTTCATTGAGCGTGCCACCTGGATCTAAAAGAGGTCTGGACTTTCGCCCTAGACGATCCCGAGCCCTCTATTCTTAGCTTTCGGTGTTCTTGGGTCGGGCAAACCGGAAGTTGATCATACTGGCTGCTGATGTCCCGGTCGAATGCGAAAGCAACATCCTGGATAGTCATGCTCGATCCAGAGGGAGAATAGAACCGCACATAGATTGTCTGGAGCTTTTCCGTGCCTGTCAGGTAATATTTTTTCGTGCCGTTTTCAATTTCTTCGGCAGCGACAGCTGTCTGCCAGGTTGCCCCATCTAATGAGAACTGAATCTGAGGCGATCCGGACTTTGCGATTGTGGCTATCAGTTCTATATCGTCTTTTAGGGGGTGCCCCTGGAATTTGTAATAGAACCATCTGCCAGCTGGTACGCTCACTTGCCCATTCGCAAGAACACAACCATCCTGGATAACGTCGTATTGCCAATAGTTGTTGGTACTGTAATCATCGGCATAAGTATGTCTAAGATATCGTTTATGCCAGCCATCTAAAGTGAGTTCTACGTATTCATTCGAAAGCAAACCGGGACCGATATATAGGTTGCTCTCCTCAGACCCGTTCATGGTTTTAATACTGGGATGAGTGAGCTGCAACCCTCCGGAGTGGAACCCACCGATCTTGAACAAAATCGGTGCCGGTGCCGTGCCATGATTGAATTTGTAGGCATCTTCCCAGGGCAGAGCACTAACACCAAATAACAGCCCCTGGTCCCATGAATCATACATGCAGGGATCTTCCATCCAGCAGGTTACCCTCTGCACCGGCCCCCTGGCAGTCTTAATCTTCTCTGGGTTCGTAGCTATCTTTTTCACATAATAGAACCTGTCAGACCGGCCTATATGAAGCACATAGTTCTCTGCATCGTTATTCACGATCCGCTGGAAGGCTAAACGCTCCGTGTCATTATTGAAATAGACATGGAACGTATATTCGCCTCCCTTGATGCCTTTGTCCTTGATGCTCACCCTTCGGCCCTCTGGCAACCCCAACCTGGCAGTCTCGATCCCAAAACCATCCGGCTTGGGATCGGCCACTTTGCCGGACAAGTCCAAGACAGCACCCTCCGGGCCGATAGCCCAATAATGCTTGTCCAAAATCGTCATGCCCGCGGGCATGGTACAAGCCCACAGATCGGATATATTTATGTTAGTTGATGTATATATATCCAGGCTGTCTGATATGCTGATAGATGCATCGGCAAATAATTCTCCATATTCTGCTATATTGATATTGGAGAATATGCTGCGATCGACATCACCCGCAATGGTCATACCGGCAAGAGTGGATTTGGTTGCGTGCCCGAGGATGGACATGGCTGCCAAGGTTTGATGATATCGAACGGCTATAATGGACAGGTTTGTGGAGACGCTTCGCACTTCCTCGTCTGATATGCTCATGTTGGCAAGAGTCTGGATTGGTATTCTGCCAATAATGGACATGTTTGCTAGGATCTGCCTGCGATTGTATGGATCGATGTCCATATTGGCGTGAGTATAGAGCATATAAACACCAACTATGTTCATATTGGCTTGCATCCATAGGCTTCTCCTATCCAGGATGGTTATGTTTGCCAGGGCTGCCAGCTCTTCAGCGCCGGTGCTAGCTATACCCAAGCGACCAATACCTATCCGACTCTTGCCAATTATCATGGTTCCTCAGCTAGTTTCCTTAGCTAGTGACAGAATACCTCATGTAGATTGTAGCGGGCACGGTGGAACCTGCTGAACAATTAGTCCCCAAGGTGCCCTGGAGCCGCACGAATTTGGATATTCTTTGTTCAGATGACAATGGGCCGATAGAACTCACTCCACCTACCAGGCCAATGCTTTTCATATTTGCAGCGTTGTATGTAGCCAGAAGATCGGTCTTGGATGAAGTTAATCCCTGAGCGACCATCTCAGTTCCGCTGTCATCGGTCACGCCTGTTGCCCGCACATATGTATCATCGGTATCGTCAGCAATGAATATCTGAGCCCCGGTCCATGGAACATAGCCTTGAGGATTAGGTTCAGGTACGGATGGAACACCACCAGAATAGATTTTGGGATCGCTGTAGATTTCGCTGCCTAGCACATCGCTATGGAGTGCTATTGTGGCCGTAAAGCTGTGTTTATTGCCAACCGTAGGTTTCGGCACTGGATGCGTGGCATTGAACAGATAGGTCTCAGTCGAGTCCCCATCGTATGTTTTCAGTTTCAATCCTATTGGATTCGCCCCGCCCGAGATATCGACCTCGGACGGCCCGGAACCATAGTATCGCCTGATATGAACTGACATTTTCACACCTTTATAAATCTATATAAATCGTATTCGACCGTGTTCTTTACCTCGCTAATAAAATTACCCGAAGAATTGAAATCCACTTCTCCATGACCGTCTGGAAAGATCTGGAGTTCAGCCCGGAAGCCATCCAGCAAGGGCACGGTTGAAAGTGCCACTCTGCCAGGATCGGGCCAATATCCTCGTTCCAATGCCATCACATAGATCAGTTTAGGAGTATTATCAGCATCCGGGCCTCTCATCACTACTTCTACTCGATCAGTGCGAAGAAATGCAGTATAACCGTCTGGAACGACTGCTTCAAGTGCCGCCTGAGCAGATCGAGAAGATAGAGGTTCTATCCTGATCTTGGTAGCGGTCTGGAAAATCGGTTCAAAGCTGCCGTGGTGAGCAGCGCTGATCCATTTGCCGGATGGCAGTTTTGCCATCCAGTAATGAGTATCCCAATCATGAATCATGCTACCATCGCCCTCAATTCGTCTGCGATAATCGCTCTGATGTCATCGGCATGAACTTGGACATCCAATACGACGGGCATCCTCACGACCAGTCCCTCGATATCTCTCACCAAAAGATCCCAATCGGCTCGGGCCTGATCTGTCTGGAGAGCTATTGTCATATTGATTGGCTCAATAGACATCTCTTCAAAGGTCGAATCGATCTCTTTCAGACCTTCTGCCAACCCTGCTATTTCGGCTTCGATCTCAGAGATATTGGCCCGCAGAGTATCCAGGTCCAGTGATGAAAGCTCTTTCAACCTGGCTTCGGTGGTTATTCCTACATCCACCACACCGGCTTGGATCTTCAGAGATTCCGCCTTTACCACATCCCCAGCGAACTCAGCCTGCTCTAATTCAGTGAGTCCGCCGAAAACTTCCGGATGTGCTCGAACCATGTCCATGATCGCGGCCTGTGGATCGCCGTTAAACTCACCGCCGTATATGCTCCGGCGATCTATCTCCTGACCGCTCTCGGTTTTTAGTACGACATCGGAGGATTTGTTTGTAACTTCCATTTCGGCAGCTATTCCCACGCCACCGACGCTCACAGCGCCAACAATCTCACCATGGCTGCTCTTCCATTTTGCTCCCCGCTGGTCATAGACCCGGCCTGTGATCGCATCTATTGACTGTGATATGGGTATGTCTTTCCAGTAAATAGGATCGGAGACTATATCCCCCAAATCCCTAGCCGCTTCTTCGACCGCCGCCTTGGCTTCCGGGCTGCTCAAGGCTTCGCCCGGTGCCCTGGGAAGATCAGAATCCTTTATTCCGTCCGCTATCTTCTTACCGGCATCTTTCCCGAGCTTTTCAGCCGCGTTTTTATCGACCTCTTGGAAGAAGCTAACAATACCGCCCACGGCATCGGTCACTCCCCCTAGACCGGCTTTATCCAGCAAACCGCCTATGGCGCTGGCTGTACCTGATATGGCCGTGGGAATAGCTTCGGCAAAACCGTCAACCACCGTATCGAATACTTCTAAAGCCTTGTCCTTCAGGTCGGAGATGGCCGACGTGATTCCATCCACACGGTCGCTTACGGTCTTGAAGGCGGTGGTGTTTGCAGCAATCTCACCGATCTCTTCCCGGAACGCTTCCACATAGGCTGAACCCGTCTCAAAAGCAGTGTTGATTGTTTGTGATGCCAGGACCAAGCCGTCCAGCTGGATGCCAGCCATTGTTCCTATGCCATCTGCGATCAATGAGACCGAGGTGGTCATTGGAGTGAGAATTGTTGTGAGCGGTTCCCAGAGGTTCTCACCTATGGTTCTAATGTCATTCAGACCGTCAGCAAGTCCTTGAATAACGGGCGTAAATGCATCCAGAGCCGGTTCGCCTATGTCAATCAGGATGGTCTGGACGGAGTTTTTCAGCTCTTGGATGGCAGCTTTGGCATTATCCGATCCGGCGGCGAAGGATTCACCGATAGATGTACCCTTTTCGCCCGCTTCGACCGCGCCCTCGATGGCTTTTCTCCACTCCTCCGTATGGCCGACCATTTTGGTGGCCGCCAGAGCTGCAGATCTCCTTATAAGAGGAGAATTTCTCCACTCCTCCGTATGGCCGACCATTTTGGTGAGTGTATCCATGCCATACGTTCCGCCCAAAGTTTTGGTCGTTTCCATCAGTTTTTCTGATGGCAGGGCTTCCAGAGCAGAGCCTATCCTGAGCAGAGTATCGGTGGGATCAGTAGTCATGGCCCGCATGAAATCCTCGGTATTAGTACTGAGGAGTTCAGCGGCCATGGCCTGGCTTTCAGTGTTAGTAGTGAGCTGGTTCAGAAGAGCGTCAAAGCTTCCAGCAGCCCGTTCTGCTGATGGGAACACGCTGGAAAGCATCCCACCCCATCCAGCGATCTCATAGGCAGAACCTCCTAGGGCTGAAAGAGAACCGGACACTCGGGTTGAGAAGTCCAGAACGTCCTTTTCGGTGGCGTTAAAATTGTTGCCAATATAATCGACAGCAGAGCCGAAATTTCGGGCGAACTGGGACGAATCCAAACCGTCCAGGCTTTTAAGCTGTCCCTGGACTTTTCCGACGGCAACAGCAGCTTCCTCTGCAGGAATATCGAAAGCTGAGCCCATCTCCAAAGCAACCTGGGTGAACCCGGCGATGGAGTCTTTTTCTATCCCGAGACTTCCAGCGGCTTTAGCAACATTCTGGATCTCCGATGCCGTCGTTGGCATCGTTGAATAGAGATCCTTAAGCTCCGCATTGAGTTGGGAGAAATCGCTTGTGCCTTTCTCAATTCCGGTGGTTTTGCTGATTTGGGCCATCCCTGCTTCCCAGGCTGAGGAAGCATCCCAGGCAGCTTTAGCGATCACAGCGCTGCCAGCTATGGCAGCAGTAGCTACCATACCCGTCGGTCCCAAAGCGGTTGCTGCGCCTTCCAGAGCGGTCCCTAACGGCCCGAGACCGGCGGTTATGCCAGATACATAGTCAGTGGCAGTTTGTTTCCCGAGCCCGGCCCAATCGACCACTCCAGATACCCCGGAGCCGATTTGCCCTTTAATGCCCTTCTCAATCCCAGATACGGCATCCGTTGCCTGGGTTTTAGCACGGTTCAAAGCGGCAGTCAGAGCTGATATATCGCCGTCTATTACGGCAGTGACTCGTCCAACTTCAACAGTCATTTCTCAGCTCCATGAATTGTAACGCTCGATATAGTCCTCAGAGGGACTGTCGTTATTTTGCTTGGATGTGCTAAAGAAATCAGAGAACTTTCCGAGGTTTCCATTAAAAGCGAGAGCGATCGCCGCTCCAGCGCAATAGCCGGTAAACGCCGATTTCTCTCGTTCCCATGCTCTTTGTTCTATATGATGCGAATAAAGTGCTATGAGTTCATTAACAGAAAGAGAATAGAGTTGGTCGGGGAGAAGACCTAGTTCGACATATCCGATCCGATGGACTGTTTGCCAGTAAGCTTCAGTTCCTTGATCTTCTGCTGATCTGCTTCCAGCTCCAGCCTGGCTACTTCTAGCTTTGCCTCCTCCTTCATCTGGTTGATCTTCATGGCTTCCTCGTTCCGGGCGATGTTTTCCAACCAGACGGGGATAAAAGAAGGGTCGTTCTTCTCTAAATAAGCCATATATACGGCCTTTTGGAGTTCTTCCAGTACCCCCCCTTCATCGAGGTATTGATCAATAGCCTGGCTGGCTTCGGACGGTTCGCCTTTCTTGCCTTCCACCCCGCTCAGGCCGGTCGAAGCGGCCACAGCAGCTTCGAGGATCTCGGAGACTTTGAGGTACTTTGTGAGAATCGCACCTGTCGAATAATTTTCAAGCCGAATATCCATTTTCTTCAGTATGGATCTTGCCCGAGCTTCGAAAGTTCGCATAGCTCCGAAGGTCCACTTTATCTCCTTATCTCCTATCATAATATTATTAATATCTTCCATGCGTTATCACTCTATATACAGTTCGCCTACACCGCGCACGGTTATGCTAGTTTTCTGTACGTCGGTCATGCTGACTAGCAGATTGTCCATATTCTGCACAATACCCTTTCCAATAGCGAATGGAGTTTGGTTGGATAGCACAGTATAAAATTTCCAGATATATTTCGTGCTCAGAGCTTCGATGGGAAGTTTCCCGTTATAGTAATAGAATCCCGAGGTTATTTCGAAACGCCTGATGCCTTGGGTTGTGCTTCCCCAGCCATCATCATCCACTGAGCTAGAATCAATATCCGTACCTATTATCCTCAGCTTGCCATCAAAGACACCGAGAATCTTCTGGAAAGCTAGCTCGCTTCTTCGGGTTCCTACGACGGATATTGTATGTCCTTCCATCGAGCTATCAAAAAGCACCATGGCCCTAAGGAAGCTCACCTTAAAACCTGAAGTTACGGCCATACCATCGGATTTCACCACCAGCGTCTTGGTATCATCCCAATAGCGCAAGCCAATCGGTGCTTGATACTTCCGGTGGTCGCCCAAGTCGTTCAGAGTCAGGCTGGTGAATGTTATGCCATCAGCAGCGGTCATTTCTGCCAGGGCTCCGGTTATGCCGTCTCCCTTCGAGCCTGGCGGCAACCTGGCTGTGAATAGAGCTGAAGCCTGAGAATGTTCATTAACTGCTTGGACTATATCCGCCGCGGTGCTCGTTGGTTCACCATCTTCGTTGGAGCTGGTAATGGTTAGTTTTGTGCCTGAGACATCTAGCGAGAGAGGAGCGCTGGTTGAGCCCACCACGATCTCAACCTTGGTTCCGCCCTTGCTCACAAAACAGATATCCCTGGCAGAACCAAGCGCCGGAGTTACGATATAGTCCGCAGTCTCATCACGAAAAAGAGCAGCTGAAAGGCCGCTCACCGCATTGGTCATGCTTCACCTCAGCTTATTTTGCTCAGAGCCCCGCTACCCTTGATTACCCAATCCGCCGTCTGCTGCGAAGTCGTGCTAGTCAATAGCAGATCCGAGCTTTGCACTGTCGCTTTGCCTTGGAACCCTTTGGGGCTTGTTGTTGGGGTGCCTTGGGACAGGGCCTTGACATAAATGTTAGCGCCTGAGATTATGGCATCTATGATGATACCATATGCTTCATCTGTTATGATCAGGTTGTTCTTGGCGCTAATTTCCCATCCGCGCTTCCCGGCAATCTCCGATCCCCATCCATCATCATCCACATTAGATGTATCAATAGGATCTCCGGACAATTTGAGTCGCAGTTCGGAAAGTTCAGCCAGCTTTACATAATTCCCCTCCGATGTCTCTGAAATCCAGAGGGTGCCTTTCATTCCGCTGATTGCGTTAGTCATTTCATACCTCCGAGTATATAGGGTTGCAGTATCAGAAAACGGTTAATAATAATGTATAGATACTAATCCTCTATCCGCTCATCAAGGACTGTCAATGTCTGCCCACCCTAAATTACTTGAAACTCGACTACTATCTTATGACGCCCATCATCCAGCTCCCCCAGGTAGATAGGAGAAGAACGGGCGGCCCAAATAGCCTGTCGGATTACACCTTTCAGATTGTTGTAATGGTTATGGATACTGTTGGCTTTCGACCATGCAGCCGAAACATCGGGATTTATCACGTAAACCTGAACCCCCGGCTGATCTGTGACACTATCTACCGATAGGATGGGAAGCCGTCCGCCCGTTGGGATCACTATCAGCTGAGCGTCAGGCTCAGGCCGGATGTGCATGGCAAAAAGGTCTGTCCCCGAAGCTGCAGCGAATTTATTGGATACTAGCGAATTCATCATCTCAGTGACGATATCGGCCATCACAAAACCTTCCTCAAACGATCCCCAACTCTTTCAGGCAGCATAGGCAACTGCCAGCTAAAGGCGTTCTCAAGCCATTTGGCCTGACCGACCGTGTGGTTAAGGGTCAGATCTTCATGCTGTCTGACTGTATAGGGCGCAGACGGTCCGCCGAATCCAATCTCTATAGTCTTGCCTTCTCGGACGACTGATCCAGTCCCTCTCATAGTCCCCGTATCGACCGGACAATTCTCCTGGGATAGTGGCAGGACATCTACCCGCGCCCATTCTTCAGCTCCGTTTAAGGCGTTCTCCTCAACCAGCCTGAGAATAGCATCCGCCCGCCAAACCACTTTAGGCATAAATCACCCTGGCATAGATCTCTGAAGGCTCTTCTATATCGTATTCCGTGCTAACGTCCAGAACCTCAAGGATTTCTCCATCGAACACCACTTTATCCCTGGCAGATACTGCAACAGATCTATCGAGATGTATCTGCATGGAAGATACAAAGCTATCGCCGCCCTTTCTCTTAACTTCCATTTTGCGATGGCATACGGCGCACGGATAAGAAGTCCCATCCCCGTATTGGTCCCCCCAACCATTATTGGATTGATAGGGATAGATGGTCACGGTTTGGGCCATCTCGTCCTTGAAGTCATCGATCAAAGACATATCACTTAAACATTATATTATTGAGTAATAATCCGATTGCAGCTATAGCCAGGATTGCCCACTCACGAACTGTAAGATATGCTATACTTTTTCCTTTGGAACTGTGAACAAATGCACTGAGAGTCTTTATCTCTTGCTGGATGCCTTTCAACGATTCCTTGATGTCGGGAAGGCTGGAGGCACAAACCTCCAGCGATGATACCTTCCCGTAGAGTTGGTTGATGTCTTCTTCATGGCGCTTGGAATCCGATTCCAGCACACATACCCTGGCATGAAGATCCACTGACAGATCACCTGGAATGGACTCATATCTTAGCTGGAGTATCGGTCAGCTTCCGGAGAATACCGAAAACGGCACCGCATGCCATTAGGATGATAGATCCTTCCAGGCCGATATACCCCCCTATATAATCAGCCGCTGCAACCTCATCGACAAACTCTAACAGGCCGGTGATGAACACCAGCGCTGCGGCGATGTATGTTCTCCAACCTTTCAAACTCATTGCGTTTCACCTCTTATAATAGGTTTTAAACTGTCGGTCTCATCAATCCCAAAGCGGGAGACCGTATCATTATACATAAAAAAATAGTGTCCGGAGAATTTCACTCCGGATAGGTCTTGATGGCAGCCTGGTCCTTGGATAACCTCATGTATCCAGCCGCTTCCAATGTGACCTTTGCGCTGTCGCTCAGACCCTTTACGGCATTTCCGAGGACAGCCAGGTTCTTATCGACTTCCTCCACGATTTCGTCCAGGGACTTTATGATATCGTGGTCGTCGTCTGGCAGGTATCCGGCCTGGATGTCGGTGGACTGGAGCTTATTGATCATCGTCTGAAGCTCCTCGATCTCGCCTTTGAGGTAGCCCATCATCCTGGCGTTCTTCTCAACAAACGATTCATATCCACCGGCGATAACGGTGGACACAAATTTCACATCCGTATTGATTCTTTCATCTGCCATTTCGCTTGCCTCCTAAAATTTTTCATTTTCCGATCACGAAGGACTTAGGTTCCTCCTCACTCTTGTTCAGTTCTCGGATGATTGCCAGTCTCAGGCCATCCGATTTGTTGAACTGTCTATACCACTCTTCCCGAGTGATCCGCCCACCACTGGCGGTGGCGATCAAAATCTGCTTTGGCCCATAGGTCTCCACCAGGGCTTCATAGACCTCCTCGTCTATCTCCAGTTTGAGAATCCCTCCGGACCTGGTCCTTTTCACGCTGCCTTCCTTCAGCAAGTCCATCACGCTAATGCCAGGTGGCAGATGGGCCATGCCCGTAGGCCACTGCGATTCCGGACCCTCAAAAGGAACGCATTCAAGCCAGTCGATCTCTCCCATAGCCTCACCTTTTTAATTCGCATCTGAATATAAAAATTTGATAGGATATTTATCTTTGACTCTTCCGCCCCGGTAAGTTCCATAGCTGAAATCCCGTTGCTGTATCTTGGCTTGCAGGACTTCGACCAGGGCCTGATAATGCCCCAACAGGTCAGAATAGTTGATCTGCCGATCTCCTATCTTCTTGGAAACCTTATGTGCTCCCCTGGCAACCAGGGCTTCGGCACAACCTAGGGAAGCGGTAAGGGCATCGTCCCCAGAAGCTACTAAGGAATCATAAATCTCCTCATCGCTCAATAGTGGCCGGTCAGGGTTTTTATCCTGGATCATTCGGCGCACTTCATTGATAGGAACGACATATGAGATATCCAGGCAATGAACCAGAACCGGCTTGCCTAAGTACGAAGGAAGCTCTTCCCATTCGACATAAGCCCGGACAATATAGATGCCCTCATCAACCATCTCTCCTTCATGGATTGTATGGACAATGTGCTCGGGAGTTGTATGAGCCTCAGCACTCCATACCTCATTGGAGCCGGATGGTGTTATCACATGCATCTCGATCTTGGTGGCATCTTCCAGGGCGCGCCCGGTATTCAGGATAATCTCATCGCCCACTGATCCCTTAAATATGATCACGTAAAATCGCCTCACTGGCAGACCGAGGTATTATTCTAGAAATTATATCAGATCGGACGTATTTACGTCAGATCCAAATATATGATGACAAGCTGGTTGTTTGTCTCATCAGTGCCCGCCGCCTTCACCAGCTTTCCAGCGCCGACGGTATATTCCGAAGTCCGGTTCTCCAATGTCTTGATATCGGCCTTGGTGGACAGGGACAATACCGCTACCAGCTCATCGCCCACAGCCATGCCAGTAACGGTCACGTCGGTTGCAGCCGCCGTACCATCCGCCAGCGTGGTTTTAAGGAAGCCGCCTGCCAGTTTATCCTTGGTTATGGAGTTTTTTTGGACATTGCCACCATCTAGCCGTGACCATGTCCTCAAAAACCCTCTTGGATTCATTCCCATGGCCGCCCCTCAGTTGATGGCCACCTGCACAAAACCAGATGGATCGTGGATCTCGAAGCCAACCCAGCCGCCGATCTCAGCGTAGCGGTTCTTACCCTTCTGTCTGGGATAGTCCGCATCCACATCGTAATCCTGGGCGATTACGATCTCACCGGCGTTCATGTGCTTTGCAACTACGTAGACCGTATTGGCTGGCACATAGTCGCAGGGAATGAGAAAGTCGGTGGACCCATCGGCCCGGCCAAATAGCCCGGCGATCTCAGAGACATACGTCTCTCTGAACTCGTTCTTGGACCAGAGGTAGTTCAGAGATTCCGCCCGGCCCAAGAGGTTAAGGGAGGATCTCGGGAACTCGGGATTGACCATGCCAGTTGCCAGCCTCAGATCCTCATAGGGGTCCATCTTTCCACCATCTTCAGTGCCATCCCAGGCTCCAGAATTATTCTGCTGATTACCCGAGGCACCAGAGGCCACTATGCTACCCCTGGGATTGGCCTGGGCAGCGGCGACTATTCCGGTGATGTTATGGGCAGCATCGCCATTGATGGCTGTCCAGTTCTCTCTCCTCTGGCATTCCAGCATAGCCACTCTGACATCCAGATCCCATCTGGTTGGATCAACGTTGATCTCAGCCACGTTCATTATGACGGCATCGGCGATCCACCAGATAGGATGGATGTCTTCCTTAGCGCCGGTCGTGATCTCATCCGGGATGGTGCCTCCAGCAGAGATCTGAGCCCGAGAAATACCGTCTGGAGCGGCAGCCATATCCACCCTCCGAACCACATCTCGGCGGATGTTTGGATTGTCCAGAGTCCGGACGTATAGAGCGTTCCTGGCTATGTAGCCGTCGAGGTTCACGTTCTGGAATTCCTCAATGGACTTCCTCATGTTGGTAATGATCTCCATAGGGAGACCTGCACCCCAATTTAATTCCCCTACCATGAATAAAACACCTCAGAGAATCTTAGCTTTGATCTGAGCAACCCGGTGCACCAGATCGTTATTTGCCACAGTCAGTGCTACCGTGGAAGGTTCCTGTAAGGTGATCACAGTTGCTGTCAGAGACTTGACCCTATTGAGCTGGGTGTCGCCATCCAAGTCCCTGAGCATGACATAATCCCCTTCGACCAGCCCCATAGTGGCGATAGCACCAGCAGCCATTGTGATCTGAGTATTGCCGATTGCCACGCCAGACGCGGGAGTTGCCATGGAAGCTGCCAGGGTAGCGCTCTCTACGGCCTGAGCAACGGACGTTATAGTCTTTGTATCGCCCGCCTGGTTGCCGGCCTCAGCCAGTACTCCCCAGGCACCAGAACCACCAGCGCCGCCCAAAGCGGCCACTTCAAGGAAGTCGCCCTTGACGATGTTTGTGGCACCGAGTGCGATCACCAGGGCATTGATCTCCCCGCTGTTGGCGTAAGGTACATCATCGTACTGCTGATAGAATCCATCGCTTCTCAGGACCACGTTATTGGCTGGCTGTACTGCAAACCCTAGAATCTCATCAGTGTCAGCTGCAGAAGCATATACAGCCAGATCTGTTCCGTTGTTGATAATCGCAGCACCAAAGGCTATCCTGCCAGCTGCAGGGATAGAACTGAGCGGCCCGGTCTTAGGCGTGGTGACTTTTCTCAGAACCATCTCTATCTCCTCCTCATATTGAATTTCTTGTTCCTTTCTGCCTGTTTTGCAGCCAGGTTGAATGTCTCGGGCTCTTCTGTCATGGACTGTCCTTTTAGAACACGAGACTGGAAGGTAGCGATCATCTCAGGATGGTTAGCCTCAAAATCGAGGTATCCCGTCTGTTTGCACTCCTGCCAGAGTTCATCCGCCTGTTCCAAGAATGCAGGCTTGAGCTTGGACAGGAACCTCTCCTTCTGTTCGGCCTCGATCCTGGCTTCCAGAGTGGCATGGATATTCTTCTGTTCGCCCTCAAGAGCCGCGTTCTTCTGCTCCAGGGCATCGATTCTGTTTATCAAAGGCTCAATGGCCTCGTTAATCGCTGTCTGGATTTCCTCTATCTCCATAGTAGCTCCTCCTCCTGGAGCATATGACAATGATCTGCAGTCCTTACACTGTACGTT